TGCGGTGTTCGGTTGCCCCGGAAACACCAACATGACCGTTTGGATGCCGAGAGCCTGGCCCCACTGCGCTGGCCGGTAGGGCCCGCTTCCGTAGCTGGTCGGAGTTAGTTTTGAGTTACCCACCTGTATGCGCCCATCCTTGAAATTCTACGAATTGACGCTGAACTCTAAGCGCCCTCTCCCACTCGATAGCTTTTATGGTCCGCTCTGCCTCCATCGCAATGGCCTTGGCATCTCCGGAAGGCGCGTTGATGTTGATCTGATAAATTGGTTGGCCCTCAAGGCCGGCTTGGCGCCGCATCCCTCCCGCGTAGTTGCCGATGTCTTCTTGGCTTGCCGGAGCGTTGGCTCCATGCGTGTAGTAATGACCCTTTGCCAGATAATCGGCCATTCCCTCAATCGTCGTTGGCTTTTCCATGCCCGCATATCGCCGGCTGCTGAGAGTCTGCACATAGCGGTCTGTGAAGTCTTGCAAGCTCCCGAATGATTCCCAGTGGCCCGGCCCACCGATGCCAGCGTAGTTTCCTGGAGCAACCGGCTTGCGGAAGCTATCAGACTCGAATTCCCATTGGCGGTAAATCAAGTCAGGAGGAATCCCGAGTTTCCTTCCCGCGGCCTCCGCATACTGCCTCATATCCTTCGCAAAGCCGGCCTCTTCCATCATACTTAGAGTATTCGGCAAACGCTTGAATTGGTCATACAGGGATCCGGCCGCGCCCCCAATACCAGCACCCAATACGGCTCCCGGAAGCCCCCCCAGCGCAAAGCCTGCGGCAGCCCCCAAGGCCGCACCTGTTCCCATGCGAACCTTGAGACCTGCCTTCTCAGCTTCGGCCAGAGCTTCTGCGTACTTCCCTGAGGCCGCAAGCGAAGCTGCATTGATGACGTGAAGCAGAATGCTCTGGGAGTCCACCAGAGCCAGCGCCAGGCCGGCCACGCCGTCCGTTACGTGTTTGATGGCCACCGCCATCTTATCGAAGCTCGCCACGGTTCCTTCTATGGATTTGTCCCCAGTGAACAACCCCACTAGGTTCTGGAACGTCACAGCGAACTGCTGCGCCAACTCAACCGTGTCGGAGAATATCGGCTTAAGTTTACTCACCATCCAGTCGGAGATTTGAGGAAGATGCTCAATCAGCCATTGGTTGTATCCCTGAAAGCGCCGTAGCAGGCCGTCCACGTCAGTGCCCATGGCCTTGGCAAAGTCCTTGACCAACATGAAAGTCAGATACTTCAACTCTACCCCGAACCGGTTGAACTCGAACCGGACGTCGCGGATCTTGAGCATCTGGTTTTCAAAGTTCGGACCCAGTTCCTTGCCAAGCATCTCTTGGTCTTTAACGAGCTGCTGGAATCGCCGCGCCAGTTCCGGGTCCCAAGCTATATTTTCAAGTGGCTGCCCGAGAGCGTCCATGGCCACTTTAAGCTCGCGCGCTACCGGCAGACTGGTGTACATCCTCAGCGCGAGCAACCGGTACTCTTGGTCGGCCATCGCCGCATTATCAGCAAGTCCAAGGAGTCCACCGGCAAGCCCCATGAAGGCGCCGGTGATTCCGGCTTGGAAGGAAAGAAAGCGTCTGGCTATTTGTGAGGTGTTTGCTTCTACTAGGCTGGTGGCTTCACGGATGGTTGCCTGAAACCGGCCATACGCCACGGCGTCTTGGGAAAAACCTAAACGCACCAAATATTCAGAAAGTACAGGCATACTTCCCTTTCTTGCATAATTCTGTTATCCTAACCACATGAGAATACTTGAAGATTTGACCAAGCAGAGATTCGGTCGATTGCTTGTACTTTCTCGCTACAATAATAGCAAATCCTACTATCTTTGTCGGTGTGATTGTGGAACCGAAAAAATCATTTACGCCGGATCGCTTAGGCGCGGAGCAACCATAAGCTGCGGTTGCCGAATGCGTGAAACCATCGCTGATAGAATAGCTGCCAATACAACTCACGGCGCTGCTGCCAACGGCGGAACGCGAACATTTCATATTTGGAATCACATCAAGGCACGATGCTCCAACCCTAAACATCCTGCTTTCAAGGATTATGGCGGAAGAGGAATCACCGTATGCCAGCGTTGGCTTGACGGGTTCGAGAACTTCCTTGCCGACATGGGAGAGTGTCCACCAGGAAAGAGCATTGACCGCTTTCCTGACAAGAACGGGAATTACGAAAAGAGTAACTGCCGCTGGGCTACACCAAAGGAACAGGCAAACAATCGCCGTCCGCGCTCGCATCAGAACCGTAATGCAAAGATTTATACCCTTAATGGCGAGTCGCACACACTGAAGGATTGGGGGAAGAAAATAGGCATGAAGCCTTATACTATTCTGGGGAGAATACGAAGCGGATGGCCGCTTGATAAGGCCCTTTCCTTTGGACGTTACGAGCATTTGTGATCCAAGCATCGCTCATTTCCTGTTCAACCGTGCGGCCATTCTCCGCTCATTTTCCTGCTTGTTGTCGAGCACCGCATTTATTTCCACAAGGTCCGAGAAGTCATAGCTGCCGTCATCAAGCTCGCGCTGGAACCATAATCCCGCAAGCACCGGCCTCCAGCAATACGCTTCAATTCCTTCGGGCAGCGGCGCCGGATCGAATCCTAAGCCGCTCCCCCCAGCGCCGACATCCCGCCTTGCTCGAAAAAATCCGCAAAATTGAAAGCCAGCACCTCCATCGTCAGACGGATTATCAGGCCGAAGTCATCGGCCACGTCCGGGAGTGGGCCTTGGGCGTTCGCAATTGGCATGGGAATTCCATCCCCCTCGATGCGCGCTACCCGAGCCAGGCATTGCGTGTGAACGTACTTCTCGAACTCTTCGTCCAAGCCGGTAACGAAGGCCGCTGAGCAAATAGCCTTCGCTGTCTCGGCTCCGCTTTTCTTCACTTCGGGATTCGGATTTTCCGCTGCCGGAGCTGAAGAATCAACCCCTCTCTCCGCTCCCGCCTTGATGACAACGCCAATCATCTTCATGAGGATGTGGGTCCCAACGTAGGGAGAGAACCGGCTGATCTGGTAATGGGTCCCGTTGATTTCAACAGTCGTGCTCTTTTCTTTCATTCTACCTTCTTTCCTTGTTTAGTACCTTATTGGTTAATAATACTTGCTGCCATAAGCGTCCACGTCACGTTCTGCCCATCCGCAGCATACGGCTTGTCAGGGACCTTCTGGAAGCTTACCCCGGTGCAGAGGTGTCCAGAACCGTCCAGCGTGGTGCGCAGGCTGATCGTGGTGGATGCCCAGTTTGAAACGTCTCCGCTGTCAGCGGAGGTTTTAAGTGAGTTGAAAAGCGCCAAGAGAGCATGATGCAGGGAGGAAGTTTGCTGCATCTCGATGGTGATGTGCCCGCTGTCCCCGGCCTTGTACGATGGCATCACCACGCCGTCATTGCCGGTAAGATGCGTTGTGCGCTCCGTCGCCATGCTGACCGTCAGATTGCCGTTGCCGATATTTCCGCCAACGATGGGAATGACCGCGGCTAGGACAGGGTTGACGAGTACGCCGGATAAATCCCGGAAGGAGTACGTGGTCTGGACTGCCTTCTGTCCAAGCAGTCCCAAAGCAGTTGAAAGAATTCCGCCCATGGTATTACCTCCCTAGCCTAAAGTTCTACGTTGACGGAGATCTGCACACTTTGTACAGCCCCGGCTTCGAGAATCGTTGCGTAAATCGGCATGGCTTTGCGCGCGGCCCGGTCGCCCGCCGATTGCTTGGCGTAAGATTGCGCCTGCACGTAGTACCCCGTGGGCAGTGATTGCCCGGTCTGCAAGTTCAACAGGTTGGCGTCGGTGTATTGGCCAGGCCCGATGTACCCGATGCTGGCCAAGTTCGCGCACGCCTGTTCGACCGCCGAAATAAGTAGATGCTCTCCCGGGTCGGTCTGAGGCACTGACGGCGTGCTCGTCAGAATATTCATGATGCCGATCTGGATCTGGTTGACGAGCATGGCGCGGAAAAGAATCTGGTCGAGGAAGTTCCCGCTCGACAATCTGCCATCCCGGAGGAAAGCGATGTACGGCCCCCAGGTCCCCACGAAGTTGCAGTATGCGTTCAGGATGGCGAGTTCCTGCGTTTCCGTAACCGCTTCGGGCGCTACAGTGGCAATCTCCTTCAGATTCATGGTGAAGTAGCTGCCCGCAAGCCCGGTGTTCAAGCCGCAGGCATAACCCATGACCGCCGCTGCCACGTAAATGTTATCGGGATAGATCCCGCTCTGTGTCGTGGTGAAGGCCAAGAACGCCTTGTAAGTGAGCGCCTTAAGTTGCAGGGCGATATTGAGCGCGGTTCCGCTTTCGATCCCCGTCGAAGTTGATCCACCCAGGTATAGGGCCGTCTCCCAGTTGGAGTTCGAGTAATCGGCAAGAGCCAGGTGATCATTGTCCGAGGCTCCACAGGCCATGAAGAAATACCATGGATCGTTGTAGGCAGCGCACGCCTCAACTGCCTGGAGGAAGCTTTCCCCAAGTGCCGTTATGTCAACCGTCTCGCCGGTTCCTACTCCCCCGGTTGTGGCCAGAGAATTTGCGGCCGAGTAACCGGTTCCCTGGTTTCCAATCGTGGTTCCGAGTTGCACAGGGATTCCGCCAAGCGCCACTTCGAGCACGGTCAAGAGGCCGTAAGATGCAAGGCTCTGAGTCACCGTGAACGTGCTGTTCGCGGTATAATTTGCAACGCCTGGGATAATCACGGTAGCGTTGGAAACCGTGGTCAAGCAGGCGGTAGAAAGTATCGCCACCGTACCACTGTTGATCGACACGATAGTTGCCACCAGCGGAGCCCCTGCGGCGCCAGCTCCAGGAATCACGAGAACCTTCCCAACATCCCCTGAAACCCAACTCGCCGTGGCGGAAGACAATTGAGTGGGGTTTGACGTGGAAGACATGCCCGCATCTGTGACGCTCCTTCCGCCCGCTGCTGCTATCGTCACAGCCGCTCCGGTTACGGTGGTCGCACACGTTGCGCTTAGAACGGCAACCGTTCCGCTGTTGATTGCGACGATGATTCCAACGAGATCCGCTCCCGCCGTTCCCGCTCCCGGTACCCGCACGGCACTCCCAACATCGCCCGCAACAAAGCTGGCCGTAACCGATGTGAGATAGGTCGGGTTGACGCTTGACGACATAGCCCCGTCCGAAACCCTTCGCCCATGGGGATAGGCCGTAGCAATCGCCGTAAGATCCTGCCGGCCAACCCACACGTAGGACGGTTGCTTTGCTTGCCCGAAGTACGCCTCAGCAGCAAGGTACTCGGGCTCAACATCGCTGAAGCCATCCGAAAGCATAGCCGCGGTATTGGGATATTGGCGAAGGCGCGGGTTTGCTCCGTAGGAAGGAATGACGGATGATGGTCCCAGAATCAAACCTTGATTGAAGGCTGCCGGCGCAATGGCCTGAGTGGCTGCCGATACGGTTACTTCCACGATATCAGAAAGCGGAAGAGGTCCTGGTCCCAGTGGCATATTAGTTCTCCTATTTCACCGTCACGTCGAAGATCGTGCCGGAATTGTCATTTCCAATCACTTCCACGCTAAGCACCGTCTGGTCAGTGATCGTCTCTTGCACAAATTCGTACATGGTAACAGCGTAGTCTACCCTCTCCCAAAATTGCCCGTTAATAAGTTCCGGCACGCGCCTTGGCTCTTCATAGTTCGTCACCGGGAAAAGCTGGCTGAGGGAGAGCGTAGCGCATACCCAGTCCATAAACAAGCCGCTTTTGATGGCCCGGCCCCGGTCGGTGGAGTTTGGACCGTATAGCACCCAGGAGATTTTCCAGATGCGCGTGTAGGCCCAATTCTGCGTGACTGAGCCATCGTCGTTTTGGGTTGCCACCTTGTCACGGACTTTGTTGTATGGCCCATCGTCTGTAACGCAGGCAATGTAGCAGATGTCGTCGGAGACTTCCGCGAACGGCTGTCCTTCTGTTCCCCAGTCGGTTCGCACTGCGCCTGAGTTGGCATCAACACTGAGCCCCAGAATTCCCTGAGTAAGCGGAACGATGATGGCGTTGATCTGGTCCTTGGTGAGAGCGCTGCTCACCAGAATTTGCGAATTAGGATAAACCGTGCTAGTAGGCATAAGTGCTCATTTAACCGCCAAGCTTCTGTCCCGAAGCGCTAAGCCGGGTTGCGACGGCGCGCCAGAAGCCATAGTCAACCAACTGCGTAACGCTCAAAACGCGAAAATAAAGCCCGCGCCAAACCAAGATGTCGCTCGATGCTCCCGCCCGCGTGCTGTCGGCGTGCGTACCGTAAAGTGGTTGCGCTGAGTGGAACACCATAGCACCATGAACGATATCGCCTTGCGGCACCATTTCCAAGTCGCGCGCCTCCGCCACCGTTATGACCCCGAACCCGTCAACCGGCGCCGCGCTCGAAACCCACACGCCGTTTACCCA